CGAGGGCACGACAAGTATGCCCGTAACAACCGCAAAGACTGGTCTCTGTATAAGCACACGTACATGACTCGCTATTGGGAGTACATGACTGGTGATGACATGCCCAAGCGCAATCGTCGTTTGCGTGAGGTAGAGGTCGAGGTCAATCGGTTGTGGGGCGTCATCACTTCGTACCTTTCGGCCTTGTATCCACGAGCTAGCCGAGTTGTGCTTTCACCGGACCCTACAGGAAAAGGTGACGCTGAAAAGTCAGAGATTTCTGTGAATCGAATGTTTGAGAGTCGTAAGATTCATGAGCGTGTGATGACTGCGTTGCGTCAGGCATTGTTGTATCCAGGTGCTGGTATGAAGGTTGGATACAGACAAGGCCGTGGTAATCCCATGGATCGGGTTTGGATGCGCGTGATTCCAATCTGGGAAATGCTTCTTGATACAGAAGTATCAGACACCGATGATGAGCGTTTCCGAGGACATATGTACTATCGACCGAAGCAAGAGGTCGAGGAAGAGTATGGTCTAAGTGATTTGAATGGCGTTCGTCGTGTAGACTTTTTGTCTGGTTCAGACACAGAGGCTGATGATTACAAAAACCGCAAGAAATATGAAATACCTAACGACGACAACAACTTTGTTCGTGTGTTGGAGTTCTGCAATCTTGTGGATCATTATGTAGATCCTGAAAACCCTGACTTCAAATACGAAGGCCGTTTAGAAATTTACGTTTTGGGTCAGGGTAATCATTCTAAAAAGCCCGTTTACGTTGGGCCACTTCCGTTTGCAAAGCATGACGGAGAGCCGCTTGCTCACATTGTGCCATTGATTTTTAACTATGAGCCTGAGTTCCCGCTTCGCGGCATTGCTCACGTCAAACGATTGATGCCTCAATTCAAAGAGTTGAATGCATATCGGTCGTACATGGCGATGGCTACACGCAAAGATACTCGTCAGTATGTGACCCGTAAAGGGACATTTAATTCTGAGGAAATGACTCTTTTGACCGAGGGCCACGATGGTCTGATTCTTGAGGTTGATTCAGGGTATGAGCGACCACTCGCCGATGCTATTATTCCGATTCAGAACGCGCCGATTTCAGCTAACATTCAAAACTACCTGGCCAATGTTGAAGTTGACTTGGAGCGTGTCATTGGGACGAGCCCAGCCGCCAGAGGTATCGTCACCAAAGCGACGGCGTACGAAGTAGAAACAGTTCAGCAATACACTGAGTCTGAGTTTGGTCTTCATGCTGCCATTAAGGATCAATGGCTTGCCAATCTGACTGAGTTGATGATGCGGGCGTTGATTGCAGCCATGACTGACGATGGCAACAGTTCAGGCGCTTATGAGGCCCAGAAAACAGATGTTGCTGAAGTAGGCGCTTCTCTCCAAGAAGACCAAAGTGTTCCACCAGAAGAGCGTGAGCCAGAGACATTCGACATCGCCAAGATCAAATCACTCGCTGAAATGATTGGTGTTGATGTCAACGATGAAGACTTCAAAGACCTCGCTTCTAAGATCACCATGAAGCGTGAGCTTGAAGACATGTCCGAGGATGAGTTGAACCTGCTTGGTTCTACACTCGCAGGTCGTACCGGAGACATCGAGCGTGCCACTGAAGATCGAGAAGAAGCTCAAGCTGAAATGGCTCTCGTGAAGAATACAGCAGCGTTGCAAGAGCCTCTCGTGGATGAGGATGTTGTTCCTCCACTTGGATTGTTTGCTACTGAGGACGAATACCAGATTGTAAGCGAGAAGATTATTCTACGAGATCGCAATGAGCAGATCGTAGTAACGGTTGAAGATTTGGATGCAGACTTCTTGATCTCGTTTGTTGAAGGCGGTCGCACACCATTGAGTGACGCAGCGATGCAACAGAACTTGGTTGCTTTGCTTGAGCCATACAGCGCATTGTGGCAAACATCTACCCAGGGTGGTCCTGTTGGTGTTTTTGCCAAAAACTACATGAAAGTTCTCGCTGAGCGATTCGAGTTGCCGAAGGACTTGCATCCCGAAGAACTCGAAGCTGAGTTGAAGATGCAAGAAGAAAAAGCAGAGCAGCCACCCGAAGCGCCTCCTGAAGCACCGCCCGAAGCGCCTCCTGAAGAACCTACCCCTGAGCAAGCTCAAGAACCGCAGCCGGAACCTGAGCAACAGCCACAACAAGCGCCTGAGGGTCAGCCATCACCACAAGAGGTCATTGAGCAACTTAAAACCTTGCCCCCTGATCAAGCACTTCAGGCAATGAAGCAGCTTTTTGGTGAAGCTCCAGAGATTGCACAAGTAATTGAACAAATTGAACAGATGCCGCCTGAGGAGCAGGGTCCGGCAATTCAACAGCTTTTGGAGGCAGTTAGTGCCAACGTATAGTTATAGATGTGAAGATTGTAATGAAGTAAAAGACCACATGTTCCGGTTTTCCAATAGACCTGAGTTCGTCGATTGTGGTTCTTGTAGCGGTAAGTCGAAAAGAATTTTTACCATCAGTGATTCTCAGACAAACGACCCATACAACAAAAAACAGCCACGTAAGCGACGAATGAATGGCTTCGTTATGCATTTGTACAAATGCTCCGACTGTGGCCACAAGTTTGAAGAGCTAGTCGATTTTTCTAAAGGCGAAAATTACGACGACCCACAAGAGTGTCCTGAATGTGAATCTAAAAATTCTAAATGGATACCGATGGCTAGAATTGATCGATTTAGTGAAATGTTCCCTTATTATGACCGTGGTTTAGGTGTTATGCTTCAAAGCAAGCAACATCGTTTAGATATATGCAAAGAGCGCGGACTTACTCCAGTTGATGGAGATTGGGATGCCGATAAAATGTTTAGTGAATGGGACATTAGAAAAGAAAATGAAGTAAAAGAGTATAATGATTACTGCGATAGATTAGAAAACCACCCTGCGTTTCGTCAATACAGAGAAGCGCGAGACAAAAAACGAGTTTAGGAAAGGCCATGTACGGAATGAAAAAAGAATACGGACAGCCCAACGAGTATGGGCAGCCTCAAGAACAAATGGCAGGTGAGCCTCCAATGGAGGAGCCCGCAGCGATGGAGCAGGCACCAGCAGATCCGCAAGCAGAAATGGAGCAACAGTTCCAGCAAATGGCTCAATCTGCTCCACAGCCTGAAAAGCCATTTACCGTGAAAGTTATTCAGCGCATGGTCAAGACCCTCAACGCCACCATGTCTAAGCTTACAGACGAAGAAATTCCTGAAATTTCATTTGAACCTGAAGACGCAAAGGGCGGCAAGTACGACCAGGCTTTGCCAGGTGAGTTATTTGTAATGCTCATTGCAATCACTCAACTGCTTCAAATGGTTGGTGGTGGAGAGTTTGCAGATAAGTATGAGTTCGACCCATACACTGCTGTAACTGATACTGATATTCGTAAAATTACCGCTCAATTGCAGAGAATCGGCAAAGACAAAAAGCTGGTTAAAGCGGTGAAAGAAATGACTGCAGGTGAAGACATGACCGAAGGCGCAGAGCCGATGGATGACGAGCCAGACATGCAGTCGCCTCCTGCTCAGATGTCTGAAGAAGATTCAGAACTTGCGTCGGCTATGGCATAGACTTAGAACAATTAAATTAGTAAATAATATGGTAGTATTTTTCGAACCTAAGGGAGTATTTTGTGAGTGACGAAACTGTAAATGAAATGAATGTTGAAGAAAGTGCCGGGTCTACCGGGCTTCTCGACGAATCAAACGATGTAAGTGCGGAGCCTACTTTTGCCGCAGAAGATGACTCGTCTGTGCAATTTGCTGATGACGGCGCTGATTCTGCACCAAACGTTGAATCTGCTCCCGTAAATTTTGACCCATTGTCTCACGATATTGACGATGAAGAGTTGAAGACTGATGGTTTCTATGATGGCATCACTGAGCATGACATCAAAGAGCTTCCAACAGTAGCTCGTCGCATGCTGCACAACTTTCGTGTCGCATATAAGATGAAGCAAAACGATCTTGATGAAAAGTATCAAAATCGCTTGAATGAGTATAAAAAGCGCGAACAACAAATTGAACACTTGGAACGGGACTTTGCTCGCCGACAAGCTGAATTTGCATCATTGGTCGAAGATCCAGCAATCCAAGAAGCGTTGAAGGTTGAAGAAGGCGAATTGCCAGACATTATGTCGGAAGATGGCATCAACGCCCATATCAACCGTCGAGTTGCAGAAGCCGTGAACAACGTCTTTTCGCCAATGCAACAAGCTTCTGCACAGCGCCGCCAAGAAGCGGCGTTTTATGATTTTTTAGAATCTCATCCTGAAATGAAGAATTCATCTTTCAAGAAGGAAGTTGCAGCCCTTGTAACTGAGCGAAAAAATACTGACGCACCATTGAGCACTCAAGACGCTTACGAGGTCGTCAAGGCACGTAAAATCATGGCAGAACAGCGCGCTCGTGTTGATAAAGAACGTCGAGCCAGAGCAGATGCAGCACGCCGAGTGCAGCGAAACTCAATGAGCGGTTCTCCTGATGCGATGCAAATCCCCCCTGAGGTCAAGAAGCAAGGTGCGGCTTCGATTGCTGCTTGGCTCAAGTCAAACCCCGAAGCTGCGAAAGCACTGTCTAACTACCGCTAATAGGAGCCTAAAATGGCAACTACTTCCCTGACCATTGGAAACGAACTGCTTTCCACCACCATGCACATCCTGATGAAGGACTTTCGTGACAATGTTTACGAATCAGTAGCCTTCTTGGATGCACAAGAGCGTATTCACGGATCGGGTAAACCCGTTCAGTCTGGTGGATCACGCATCGTTGTTCCGCTTGGTTTTGGTGAGCACTCCTCAACAACCCGCCTTCAGACTGGTTTCGAGCGCATCGACCTTAGTGTCGAAGATGTGTTCCAACCTGCACAGTACGACTTCGGTCACGTTGTGCGTCCAGTCGCTATCTCTTCGGAAGAAGAAATGGTCAACCAAGGTGATGCTGCCATTCTCTCGATTCTTGAGAGCCGCGTGATGATGACTGCAAACGCTCTCAAGCGTGAGTACGTCAAGCAAATCGTTGCTGGTGGTCAAGCCGGTTGGGAAGATTGGAACACACTTAACGGCTTCGATGTCACCAGTGGAGATCACCAAGGGTTCCTCGAAGAGAACGCAGTAAGTGCTCAAGGAAACACTGTTGGTGGCGTAAGCAAGTCTACCTTCAGCGGAAAGACTGGTTGGCAAAACCAAATCTTTGACGGTGCTGGATCGTTCAACTCGAACGGCCTCGCAGGTCTTTACGACCTCAAGGTTGAGATCAACGCTGTGTCTCCTTCTGGAGCGCCCAACGTGATCCTTGCTTCCCGCGCTGGCTTCAAGAACCTGAAGCGTGCCCTTCGGGCTCACGAGCGGTACGTCGATCAGTCCAAGATCGATGGTGGACGCATGATCGAAACCTTCGACGGTGTGCCAATCAACGTTGAGTACAACATGCCCAACGATGGTACTGCTACTACCGCTGATCCAATCAGCTTCTACTTCTTGAACATGAACGACATCTACACCCTCTGGGATCCACAAGGTTACTTCGACCTGTCGGACTTCGAGACTGTGTCTGGTGAGTACGATGTTCGCGCTGCTAAGCTCCGGTGCCGTGGTCAACTGATCGCCAAGCACCTCGGTTCCAGCGGTGTTGCATTCGACCTGGATACCTTCTAGGTCATCCTGATTGGGTGGGGGTCGCGGTGATCCCCACCCTATTTCATAGCCATTTAGTCAAAAGAGGGAGGACAACATGGCAATTCACAAGATCGATGGTGTCGACGGCGACAACAATTTTCCTAAGAAGTTTGTGCGACTTCACTGCACCACTGCCACAATCGCAAAGGGTGATTGGGTCATGATTGATGTTGCTGATACCACTAATGGTAGGGGTAACTCTTGTAAGCAAATTACCAGTAATGTTGCTGGTGCTGAGCCTGCTTTTGGTGTTGCAACTGAAACGCTAACCGCAGCAGGTATTCTCAAGGTTCAAACTGCTGGCCTCTATGGTGACGGCACAACTGGCGGTGGTGCTAGAACTGGCGGAAGTGTTACCGCTGGAGCAGTCCTTGCTGCTGGAGACACTGTAGGAGCAGGTTCACCTGGCGCTGCCGGTGCAGTAATGAACTTTGCGGGTGCAACTCACGTATCTGCTGCACCCTGTGGTCTTGCTTTGGTAGCAGATGGCGACGGCGACTACGGTGCCGCCGAGACTACTGTTCTGATTTACGATCAGGGCCTCTTCTAAGCCATATTCGCTACCGGACCTCGGTCCATTCTCGGCTGCTGGGGTATACTTCTCCAGCAGCCGTTTTCTTTTTGGAGTCTGACGTGAATCTCAAAGACATGATCACAGAAATCAACTCTGCGTTGGACTACAACCCAGACTTGAAGCAGTATGATGACAATGTTGCCCGTGTAATCAACCGCCACTATTTGCAGGTCTCAAGCCAGTACCAGTGGCTGTTCATGCAAAAGCGCCATGTGTTCATTCTCAGGAAGGACATCACGCCAAGCCCTCCGGTCGAGCCGGCAGAGACTACGGTCGACGTACTGACTACGGACGGCTCAAGGTTGGTTGCACTGCCCACAACAACTGGAGCAGGGATCCGAAACCTGCCCTCAGACATCGCGGGTCAAACTCTTGTTGTCGACAACATTGAGTACTTGATCACTCACTTTCGAGACGCGCGCACCTTTGTTGTAGACACCCCCATACCCACTGGAACGCACACTTCTTGGACGATTAAGTACGTCACATATCCAATGCCCAGGGATTCAGTTGAGATCCTCGGTGTTATGGACCGTGGTTTGAGTCAAAATGAAATATTGGGATTCAGCACAGATGAAGTCAATACGAAGTTGACCGGTCCGAATCGAGGCCGGTTTATATTCTTGGATGCCCGAAAAGAAGAATACCTTCAACTTGATCGTCAAGATACTGGCGATTCATTCGTCAGTGTTGAAGAAATTCACAACAACTTGAGGCCACCAGATTACGCCCCACATGTTGGTGTAAAAATTACCACATTAGGTACTGACTTTAGCGCAATTCGAGGTGCCACTTATGAATACTGCTACACCTTTTTGTATGCCGGTAAAGAAGGCCCCCCCTCTCCGATCGCTTCAGTAACAGTACCCGAGTCAGGAAGCTTCAGGATCCAAGTCGCTCGTTTGATGAACACCAGCGCCAATTACACAGACTCCACAATCGATACAGCGACTGGTAGATACAAAAAAATATACCGACGAATAGCAATCAAACCAGAGCGGGTCATTGGTGTTCCCTTGGATCGATTAGATACGGGCATGGGTCCGTGGCGACATATCGCAACGGTATCCGAAGCCAACACTGCTTATACCGACAACTTCAAAGAGCTTGAAACGAACACTGTTATGACCGGTGTAACGTTCGACTCTACAGTCAGTGCATCAGGAGATCTGTTCGATCTCGAACATCTGAATGAGATTGGTCCTCGTCAATATCTTCGTTTTTGGTACTCACCTGGTTCTGATTATCCAGTAGAAGCAAGATACCATCGTCGTCCTTTGCGGCTTGTAAATGACGCTGATTCGCCTGAGTGGCCAGTTCAATACCATCATTACCTTGTATACGCGGCGTTGAAAGACATTTGCCTTCAACACGGAATGGTCAACAATAGTCAATTGTATGAAGCACGAGCAAAAGAATTGCTTGAGCGAATGAAATCTAAGTACTTGTCACGCACTGATCGCATGTTCATTCGGCGTGGATTTGATCGGTCGATGGCTGATCGTGAACGTTTTGGAATCCCGAGTAAATCATGAATTCTTCTAGACTTGTCGTAGAGCGCCTTCGTGGCATGGATCAAAGGTACTACACACGGGCTGAAGCTGCTGCTTTGATCGAGGAAATGACCTGGGATCCTTACGACGGGTGGAAGAAATCCGGTGGCTACGATTTGGTTACGCAAGATTTGTATAATTGGCACAAGACAAATCCACGGGGTCTGCGAATCACATCGATTCATAGCTACTCAAAAGGCAAAAACTTCAACGAAATAATTTTCGAAACAAATACTGGAGCGTTGTGTCGACTCAACATTGGGAAAGGAAAAGGAACACCACCTGGTATCGATGGTTTATTTTCAGTAGATCCTTTCGAATTTTTAAAAGACATTGATGACATTGAATACAACGGCAACACTATCGGATTTGTACCGACTGAAGCCATACCATCAATTGAAGGAACGACTCCGCTTGGCAGAAAGCGGTTTGTCCCTCGTGTAAACGACATCGGAAGTCAGTCTTGTACCTTTGGTGGTCGTTTGTACATGGTCAACGGTGTAGATGACCCTATTGTTTACGATGGTCGTAGGGTTCATAGGGCTGGATTCAATCAAAAACCAGCACAACCCAAAGGCTCCGTTGTAATGAGACGGTATCACAACACCTTTATGGCTGAAGGTGGTGAAGATGGTCGGTACTTTTTGGGAACAAAGCTTAAGAATATTGGCTTGGGAAGTTTGAAACCAAAGGGAGCCAAGTACACTCTTCCAGATAGCGATGGAACGGCTAAAGCGAAAAATTTCATTGATGGAAAAGTTTGCGGCTATCAGTACAAAGTTACTTTTGTAAATGAACGAGCACAAGAAAGCTCAATGTCGGAAGCCAGTGAAATGGTTCGGTTCGAATGTGCTGACGGCAAAAAACGATTTGTGTCGCTCGAACTTCCGATTGGAGACAAGTCCGTCGTAGCGCGACGAATTTATCGAACCAGGGATTTGTTGGATGACTTTGGTAATCCAATTGGTCCTGAGTTTGGTCGTAACTTTTATTTTGTTCGTGAAATAGAAGACAACGAAACAACGCGGTTTGAAGATTTGTTGGCTGATTCGAACTTGGGCTCTTTGACTGATGACTTTGATTTCGGCGATATGCCCATAGGATCCCGATTCATTGCATCGTTCAAAAATTGTTTGTTTTTGGCTGGTGGTCCAGACAACCTCGTTCAATTTAGCGCCAGTGGAATGCCAGAAGTCTTTCCTAAGCGAAACATGATTGATCTTGGCGATGCCGATGCAGGCAAAATTACAGGCATGTACGCCTCGACAAACACGCTGGCTGTATTCAAAGAGAAGGGCATTTACTTAATCACGCAAAAACAAGACGGTGGGTTCCAATACAAAACGATTAGCCGAGACGTTGGTTGCGTATCTCCACGATCAATTCGAGACATTCCTTTCACCGGCCTCGCATTTTTGTCTGAAAAGGGTGTTTTTGTACTCAAAGGCTTCTTGGAAAACACGGATACCGCAACTGAAATAGTAAACCTGAGCACTCCGATCAAAGAGGTAATTGATCGAATCTGTGTAAGTTCTTCTTTTGGTTCTGTTGGTTGTGTAGACCGAACAAAGAAGGAATATTTGTTGTGTGTTCCAACTATTGGTGCTGAAAACAATTTGTTGCTCGTTTGGCATTACGATGTAGGTGCATGGAGCATTCGTAAAAACTATCCGATGAACTGTGCAGTTGAAACTAAGGGTGGTCAATCACGAATATTTTTTGGCAGTAATAGAGACGACATGCCAGGAATATTTGTAATAAATGACTACTACAACTTCAAAAATGAATTGGGCAGTAACGTTGAGCCTGCACGATCAGGTGGACCGTCAGTTCGTACAGTTGAAAAAGATTTTCCTGTTTATGAAACAGCACCCCTTAAGCTGAATGGAGTTTATTCTGGTGTCCATGTTTCATATGTAAATTTGTATTGTGTTGCTTATGGTGATGAGCCAATAAAATTAAATTTAAAAATAAATAGAAATCAAGAAGTAATTTTAGAATCCAATAAAGCCAGAATTCAACAACATATTGATGAGTCTGAGCGATTGGCCGTTTATGGTAAAGCTCGTTTTGACGAAGACAAATTTGGTTTCCATAGGCCGGTGGTCATACGATTTGACGTTACTCATTTCCACAAAACCCTTACTACTGAGTTTGCAGTAAGAGTTCTTCAGGATGCTTTGAGCAAATTTCCAAATCGATTGATGTTAGTTGGTTATTCAATTGACGCAAAACTTGGTGAGCAGAAAAACATCAGAATGATGACTGATGTTATCGCCCCAGGCCAGAGGTAATCATGTCATTGAAATTTCCGACTATTCGTCCTGAAACATCAGAGATTGTTGAACCCGATGATTTGAATTTAAATCTCAAACAATTTGTAGATGAAATAAACGGCAACCTAACTCATGAGAATTTGTCTGACTTCGATCTTACTGAGGGAATGTTTGAAGATGATTCATTCAGTGAGGCATTTCAGTCTTCTTTTACGATGGATGGTACAAGTGTTGTTTCGAATGGATTTCAATGCAGCAAGAACTCGGCAGGTTTTATCAGAAAAGATGTAGATGGTAAAAAAATGCCATTGATTGATTTTTTTGCTGATCGTGATGGTTACATCATTATTGACTTTTCAATTGCTTTTGAGTGGGTTGGAAGTGGTCTTTTGTCGGTTGAAGAAGCTGATCGTTTTCAACTCATAGAAGCCCATTACCCGGTTCGTCACGATTCTTTGTATTGGGGTACAACATCAGAAACAAATAAACTTACTGCTGGCGGTTGGTTGGGAGCAAGTGTTTCACCTGTTTTGCCAGAAGGTTCTCCTAATTTGTTAGTTGCTACTACTACTGGAAATGAAGTTTCACCGTTTACAAACATAAATTTCCCACAAGGCAAATGGACGGTCGATGCTAATGATCGTTTTGCTATGAAAGTCAGGGTTTTATCAAACGGTAATGAAATTTGTGAATCAGGTTGGATTTATAATGGAACCGATAAAAATTCAGTATTTTTAACTGGTGTATTGCCTGTTAGGTCTGGACTTAATGAAATTAGAACTGAAATAGCAGCAGCGATGCTTGTTAATCAAATTGGTACTTTTCCTGGTATTAGAGCAAAAGAAAACGGAAAAAAAGGTAAGTTTTTTCCTAAATCATTTTACTCCGCAAGAAACGTAGCGATGCCGTTGCCTGAAACTCGTAAGCCTACTGCAGATGAAATTTCCGATTCTCAAGTAAGCAAAGATGACGACATAATTTTGGGTATTGATTGTTATGTCAGCGCGGCAAACCTTGTTGTTCAGTATAGGAAAGCATAATGGCATACAAGAAAGTACCAGAATTCGAATCTAATAAACCTATTTCGTCATCAGCTTTTAATAAAGCTTTTTCTGCATTTGAAGATTTAAATTTAGATGGAGAAAATTTTGCTGACGAAAGCCTGGGTGTAGATCAAGTTCCTCAAAATATATCTCTTACTGATACCGATAAAATAATTAAAGGCGAAGACTCATTTACAACTCAAAGCATCATACGAGGTGTGACTGAGGGCACGAACCCATTTAGGTCTTTCGAGGGGTCTGGGGTCACATACAGTGGGCAAAGATTCAAAGATCGGAATTTGCCCAACCTCAACAGAGTCACACTCAAAGGTGTGAAGAACGGAGATAAATTTATAATCAGAGCAAGCTGTGTCGTTGATGTTCCAGATGGTGGATGGAGAACATATTTTGCAGGTGTTCCACCGGTTTTTAAAATTGGATTGGTTCGAATCCCTGGTGAAGAGGGAATAACTAACGGTTCGAGTAATGCAAACACGACTCCTATTTATTCGACTGTGGCAACCTATAGGGTCGCATTCACTGGAAAAGTTCCAAGCGCATCATCACTTTCTCGCGAAGCTGTTGCGGAACATTCGCCTTCTGGTGGGGGATCTTATTTTCATAAAGATATAACGATGGATGCGGGAAAGTACTCTTATCGAGATACTCGCGGAGGTGCTGATACAGCAGAAGCACATGATCCAAATACAAATAAGTCTGGCTTACCGTTTCAAGGGTATCATAGTTACACCACAGCTTATTTATATGAGTGTGAGGCGGGCCATGACACAACTCAATCTTTTCGAGTCATGTGTTTTTTCGGAGGTGCTGATAAAGGTCACAGCACTCCCAATCTAAAGGTTGGTAAAGACCATGGCTGTGGAGATCCAAAATTTGAATCAGCGAGAATTAGAGAATTTAAGCTCTTTTGTTATCAGGTGAAAAATTAAATGCCTATCAATCCAGCACTTTTCCCTGTGGTGGGACCGGGTGATGTCGTCTCAGCAACCGATATTCGCAACAGGCTCGAAGATTTAGAAAGATTGGTGAATGGCGGCATTACGCTAGCAGATCTAAAAGTTTCTGCTGAATTTACAGAATCAGAACGAAAGATTTTCGGGACACGTCATATCGTGCGCCCTGAGTTTTACTCAGTTGCGAACACACGGGTGATTGGAACGCCTGCCGATGTTTACTATCGCAATCGGTTCTTTTCATCGTTGAATAGATATGTAAGGCACGAAATTACAGGATCATATCAAACAGGAAACAGCGGCGTTGATTCCACGGTTCTGGATGCATTGCCTGCTGAAGCATGGACTCCGATTGATGGCATGGCCGCAAGCGTTGTTGTAAAGGGCGGAGAAACGGTTGATGCGATGGTGAATGGATCGTTGTACGCTTTTGGTGCTGGTGGCAGTGATGGGTTTTTTACAAGCCTTGAAGACCGATATAATGACACAGGTGACAGTGTTGGTTTTCCAAACAACGAACAACGAGCGGCATTTAATCGTGCCCAACAATGCGGTATTTTTAAAGCGTTTTTTATGCTGTACGTTGATTTGATGGATGGAAATGGACCTCAGCCTCAACGAGAAACTGAGCGTCGTATTTTCAACCGTGGAGAGGCAACATACCCGTTCCGAAAAACTCAGGTGTCATTTGCGACAAAAGTCCAACTGAGTCCTGGTGTGAACAAGATTTCGTATAGATGCCTTTATCGAATGCGCCAGGATGATAATATTGGGTTCAATCACGTATACATAGACAACAGAAATTTTTTCGTTGATGTCCACTATAAATGATAAGCTAAATTTGAGGTTTTGATGGCAGTTGCTGACTATGCATTGGCGGGTGGAAGTGGCGCACTGGGCGGGGCAGGAACTGGTGCTGCTATCGGCTCTGCAATTGGTGGACCTCTTGGTACAGGAATCGGTGCAGGTGTCGGCGCTCTCATTGGTGGTGGTCTCGGCTTACTCGGACAATCACAAGCCGATAAGCAAGCTGAAGAACAAAAACGACTGGTGCAAAAACAAACACGTCGTGCCAAAAATTTAGCAGCAAAGCAACGAAGTGTTGAGCGTAGATCAATAGCACAAAACAAAGAGGCATCTGCACGAGCCCTCAAAGAGGGTCGAGATATTCAACCTCCAACTATTGGAGGACAACAATTTGCTTTGATTCAAAGCATGGCAGTTGGATCTGGAAGCCCTTTCGATTCTTTTATTCAGCGCACGTATGGTCGACCACAAACATCTGACCCCACGGTGTAGGAGAAATCATGGTTCAAAGACTTACCACTGAAGACATGCAAGCGTTGGGTCTCAAAGATGCATTTTCATCGAAGCAAAAACAAGAGGGTGCAATTGCAGGCTCAGCCATTGATTTGGGTATGGATTTTTCTGATTACCTGGGGCGCATTTTTGATGCAAACCTGTTGAGAAATATCGGTAAAGGTACAATTGCTCGCGGTAAACAACTTGATAAATCAGCAGGAGCAGGAGCCGCACAACGTTTGGCAAACGTTACAGGTCAAAGAACTGCAGCAGCACGGGATGTCATGAAAAAAGCAGCCACAGTTGCTGCTCAAGATCCTACAGGTGCTGGTGCGGTTCAACTTGCACGGGACGTTCAGACGACTCAGCAACGTGCTGGTGACTCAAGCAAAGAGTTGACGGCTGAAATGGATGTAGCTCTCAAACAGAAAGCGTTTGCAGAAAAGATTCGGGCTCTTGGTGAGCAACAAAAATTAACGGCAGAGCAAGAAAAGAAGAAAGCTAGACTTGGTTTAGCTACTGATATTTTCGAGGGTGCCGGAAAGCTTGCACAAGCTCTTGAACCGCCCACTTATGAAGCAAAACTTGACGCTCAACAAAGACGTCAAGGGTTGAAAGCTCTACGAGCCCAGAAAAAAGCATTGAAGAAATTCGAAGCAGGCGATCTCGAAGGTGCCAAAAAATTGAGAGACAAAGCAAAAGAAGCAAGAGATGCCCGGTCACGTTTGCAACAAGAGCGAGATGCCATAACTATTGCAGAATTCAAAAAACTTCAGGCTAAGGCAGGCGCTCAAGAAGGATCCACTGAAAAGGTTAAAAAGCTCTTAGAGGGATTGAATACGCCTGGGGGATACTCGAATCTTACACCTGAGCAAGTGGCAGACCTGAAGGATTATATTGGCGACAGAGTTGTTACCGGCCAACCACCGAAATCTAAATAATGCCGTGGGTAGATGGCACATATGTGCCCAATAGAAGGGCCGACACAACGAGTGAAATCGTATCCACAAATGTGTCTACGGTGGTTGCCCCGGTTGAGCTTGAAGAGAGCTTGATCGAGAATGACTTTTTCACAGAATCTGTGGTTTTCAACAAGTTTTCAACAGGTTCGTTTACTGCATCTGTAATTAAAAAATTGGTGCCATCAGGCGTAGTGTCGGTTGCTAATGGACTGAGAGCATTGTTTTCACCCGGCTTCGTTAATACGGAGTTGATTGAGAACGGTGCCGTTACCGGCGCTAAAATGACCAACCCTATTAAAGTTGCCCTCATCAATGGTGGATCCGCTGGGGTTCATACGGTTACGGGTATCAAGATCGAAGACGAGTTGATTTGCGTTCTGGAGCAGAACGGAACCTCTGGCTTGTTGACTGATCTTACAAGTGAGTTTTCAATCATCAAAGCTGATACGATTACAAATGTTGGCGGCACGGCAACGAGCAGCGACAAGCTTGTAGTATTGTATTTGAGCAAATGAAGAGGCGGATATGTCAGATTTTACAGAACGCATGTACCAAAAGTTTTTGCCTACAACTGAGGCTTACATCAAATCTGTTCAGGCAAGTCATCAAGACCCAATGAAGCGCATTGCTTTGATCAACAAAGAAATTGCAACACTGACCAATCCGAGAAATCTTCGAGCCGCATCCAAACAAAGCGTTGGAGCTTGGACGCAACTTCTTTCAAAGTATTTAGATTTGCAAAAAGCATCTGAGGCTGGAAGAAAAAAAGCGATAAAAAAACTTGCTGATAACCTTGATAACTACAACAATACATACAATGATTTAGAATCAAAAATAAAAAGTGAAGAATCATTGAAAAATATTCAAGCTTATGTAGGAAAATTGAAAACAGCTAGAAATGCTGAAGTATTTTTGCGAACTAAACTTCCTGCACTCGTAAACGAGAAAGCAGCAGGAAAAGATCAGACTAAGGCTCAATTGTTCGCGCTACGTGAAATTAGAAGACAACTTCTTACTCCTGAAAAAGAAGGAGCTACAGCTTCATATCCATTAGCAGAAAAGGCAATCGGAAAGATTTTTTTAGAAAAACTGGCGGTCGCTTCAATTGATCCCAGATTTTCTACGCCAAGCGGTAAAAAGAAACTACAACAGATTTTAAAAGCGCACAATGATGGCACTAACCTTTTTAATATAGAATCATATTTTGATTATACGTATCCAGACTTGCGTGGTGCAAAGGATTCAATTTTAGCAAATCCGAGAAAGAACATACCGATAAACGCTAAAAATGAACTTTTAAATGATGTCGATTTGGATGCGTATGTTGGGTACGAAGACGACATTGCATGGGTAAAAGGAAAAATTAACGGTACTGACAAGCCCGTAGCCTTACCCGCTGTCGAAGACTCATATGCAGCAAAAAAAGCATATGTTGAAGCATTGGTTCCTAAGGGCCTTACGCTTGATGAGCAAAGCGATCGCATCATTATTGACGATGCTGCAACTCCACAAAACCAAAAGATTGCAACAGAGTTTTTGTCCAAAAACATTGGCAAAGCCCCGAAATACAGTGACTTCATAGAATCAGAGCCAATCAAACAATTGGCGTCTGGTATTACATCTGGAACTTCCGCTCAAAAAAGGATGCTCGAAAGGGCCGCTGAACTTGAAGACCAGAAGATTTCGCTGATGCAGCTTGCCATGGTCGACAAAGATCTGACTCCTGCCGAAAAATCTGTTTTGAGAAACCCACTGTTTACGAGGACTGGATTTCGTCGCACTGCTCCATACCAATTGCTGAAGCGAACACAAGGTTTAGATGCGAGTTTGGATGCATTAGACGCTCGGTTGCAGGAATTTGATCAACCAGAGGAGCCCGCTGATGTTCCTGTTGCACAGGATGTAACACCAGGTGAAAAAACCGGTGTTCCCGTCATTCCAGCTACAGTAAAAATCTTTCAAGATGCGGTGACTCGATATGACGTAAGCGGAAATATTGGCCCACTTCTTGCGGTAAGGGATGCATTTTTTGCAATGCCTGTAGCTGTAAGGGACAATTTTCCTAAAATTTTTAAAGAGCAGTTGGCAAATCTCAGCAACGACAAATTCCCATTGGTTGATCCATCCGATCCACGAAAAATAATTTTGTTGGATGAAACAACGTCAAAAGGTGGATTCGATCGTAAAGCTCGATTGGATGCTTTGATGGCGTCTCTGGATCAAACCGAACTGACCACAGAAACCGTCAGTGATTTTATCGCATCACTTGGAGAAGACGATTCACAAGACAATGTAAACCGATTGAAAAGTATGGTGAACTTGATGGGCGTTTACATGACAAGGTCTACAGAAACATTTGATGCACCTGCAAGTGCTCTTGGCAAGGGTGCAGACCGGTTTGAAGATCCGGGAGGCACGCTTGGCAAAGCGTTGGCTGACGCCGAGACTCCTGAAGAAATAGCTGCGATCAAAGAGAGGGCTGTTCGATTCGCTCAAAGGAGTAGTATTGGGTATGACCCAAACGTGTACGGAACATACCCCGGTATTGAATCTGTTGACCCTGATGAGGTTGCACCTGATCAGCCGCCTGTAGAGCAGCCTGTGGAGCAGCCTGAGGCCCCTCCACCTGCCCCACCAAGCCGCATGGACCGCCGGATTGCAAGGAGGGCCAAACGACTCGAAGCAAAACAACGTGCCGCAGAACTTGCCGCAGCGGAGCAACAACGAGAAGAACTTGAACTGAGAAATCTTGATCGAGACCTTGAGCGTGATGATGAGGAAGACGCACTTGCGGAGGAGGAGTACTTCGATGAAGTGATCGACATTCCTACTCTCAAAGAAGGAACGCTCGAAACTGATCCTGATCGATTTGCTGATCAACAAAAAATGATTGGCAATGTAGACATTAAATTGAAAGAATTTCAACAAAGAAGACGAGACGAAGCCGCCAAGAAAGCTACGGATCAAGAGGTTGCTGACGCTGCGTCAGATCGAATTCAAGATCCCCTTGCAATGGACGTGGGTCCAGTACGATCAATTTTTGATACGCCGCCTGCTCCAACAAAACCGAGTGGGAAAGCTCGCGAGGAAAAAGACCCATTCAATATGGGACTCCCGGTGCCTCCTCCGAAATCAGAGGAAGAATCAACCAACGATTTGTTGATCGCAGGAATGCCAAGATCATACGAAGTTCCACATTTCGAATCGCCACGAGGGACTACTCTTGTTGACCAAAGAAGTACAGCAGACCGACTCGAAGTGTTGAACCTTACTTTGAAAGATTTAAATGTATCGCCTGAATTTGCCAACCTTGCGTCCGAAGTTGAAAAAGAACTATCTAGTGCTGAAGGGTTCCAGATGCGAAATTTGATACAGACTGGAAGATTCGCGCCCGGTACTCCAAGAGGTGATTACTATGGTACAGACCGTTTTGGTGAGCCGTACCCATTTCCTACCGGCAAAGGTAGCAGTTCTTTTTCGGAAAAATTAACCACGTATGGAAATTTGAAGCGAAAAATTATTGATGAGATTCGAAACGATCCAGACTACAATTTAGTTAAATCAGGATCACGTGATGCTACAGAAGATCAAATAAACAAAGTAAAGCAATATGATTATACTTTGGAAAGTATTACAGATCTTGAAAAGGCAGCACAAAACGCCCAATTGTTGAGTCGAGACGGAAAAGGGTCTGAGCCTCGGGTAGGCGATAGAGGCACCGAAGATGTAATTGAGTCTTTGCCTGACACTTCGAAATCAGTCAACGATGTGTTGATATCTGAAACTCGAACCCCATCGCCCACAAAACAGGCAGGTCCATAATGTCTAGTGAAAACGTTTTTGGCGATTTGTATGAAGATAAGCCAAAGCAACAGCCTGCATCTACTGAGGACGTTTTTGGCGATTTGTCTGAAGATCCGGGTTCAACTTTCGAAACTCGATACGATCCTAAAATGGATGGTTTTTACAAAATAGATGTTCCTTCCGATTTAAAAATATCTCAACCCACTGCATACAATGTGATTACGTCTCATGTAGGTATGCGTGGCGGTAAAATGCACGAGGGGATCGATATACGGGCTCGTGAAGGAACACCGATTATGGCGTTTCAACCCGGCATCGTAACAAAAGTGGTTCGAACATTTACCGAAAATAAAGGGCCTGGAAAGTATGTTGTTATCGAAAACCCAGAAACAGGGGAGCAACATAAATATTTTCATCTTTCATCAATTGGTGATGATTTGAAAGTTGGCTCACAAATTAAAGCAGGACAAACATTCGGGACTGCTGGCAATACGGGTGGTTCGCATGGCGCTCATTTGCACTTCGAAATTCACCAACAAGATGATTCTGGTGAATATCAGCCGGTCGACCCTCTTGAGGCGTATCCAGAACATTTTGGTTCTTACATCGACAAAAAAACAGGCGAACCAGTTAATATAAATAAAGTATTGGAAACCAACCTTTCCATGTAGCTGGAGAATGTTTTGGCCGAAAAAAGTGATAATGTTTTCGGCGACCTTCTTGATGAACAACCAGTTAATCAAGTTGAGTTGCCTTTGGATACCGTAACTGACGCACCAGACGTTTTTGGTGATTTGTCTGAAGCCGCGTCATACGACCCTACAGATGTCGTTCCGGAAACCCCAGTAATCAGTCCTGAACAAGAAAAAATCAATGAGGACGCTGAACGTCAACTGAAACGTGATTCTGGTATTGATGTTTCACTGCCTAAAAGCGAAAGCTTTGAAAGCCCTGTTTTTGATGCAGTCGAGTTGCCAACTGTCGAAAGACAAGAATCTGTTGATGAAATTTTGCGTGCTCGTGATGAAGCAATTGAAGCGAACGAAGATCAAATTTATCACTTAATGAAGCCTCAAGGGTTTTCAGACGAAGAAATCAATCAAGTCATCGAAGAACAAAAGAAAGAAATTTTGTCGACGACTGGCCAAGGTGGTTCTCGGATGATGTCGCTCGGTCCGACACAGCAAATGTTTTTGACTCACTTGGATATGGTCAAAGCGCAAACGATTCAAGACGAAAATATTTGGGATTCTGCACTCCGATTTTTCAGCAACGAGATTGATCCTAGCTTGATGACGACATTTGCTGCTATGCGAGCAAGAGGAATTGTTGATTTCGTTGAAGAAGCAAAAATTCGTGAAGCAGAACTTTTAAAAGAAGGCTTATCAAAAGAAGATGCTGAAAATCAAGTAATAGCTGAATTTGATGCAAGGGGTGTAGATCCCGTTGAGGCTACACGAAGTGATTATCAAAAAGAGTTGCGAACAATTGCTGGTTATAAGATTCAAGATAAAGATTTAAGTAGAGCATCTTATATATTGGCGGCAGGCCCAGCTTACCTTGCTGCTAAAAAGGGCCTTGTAGCAGGCGCAACATATGGTGCGCGAATAGGTAAAGGCCCTGGCGCAGTAATAGGTGGCATCGGCGGCGCGCTAATATCGGGAGCCTCTGTAGGCATTTTAACGAAGATGGCGGTGATGTCAGGTTCATCGGGCAGATTTGATTATGATCCTGAAGATGAAGAGGAAAGAGCAAAGCTTGAATCAGATATTCCTGGCTTAAGAATAAGAAGAACAGCAAATAGTCAAGTTGCACTCGCTCAAAGTATTGTGGATGATTTTGGTGCTCCTGCAAACGTTGAAGCGTACCTAGAAGTAGCCACTGCTGAAGAAAAAGCTGAGTTAATAACCAGGGCAATTACTCTGGCCGATGAATACGGCATTTCAGAAAAGCTACGAGACAACGAAAGCCTCAAAAGTTTGGTAGACGTTTTTTCGACTGCTCAACAACGATCGAAAGCTTTTCGAGATATGGGATTTGCAGGTGGAACAACTCCATTGCATGGCTTCGCCTATAGTCCAATCGTCCGAAATTACGTCAAGTCTGCACTCGAAAGCGTAGACGCAACCAAAAAAGAAATAGAAGCTGTACAATATCTTATGGATGCTGGCGAGTTTATAGCGCGCGTGATGTCTCCTGGAACGATTCCCAATATTCTAGAACCTTATCAGGAAGAAATATTAGATTTCGGTGGTGAAGACGAATCTAATATTCCTGACATAGCTCAATTAATCGTGGACATTGGAACTGAAATTGCTGCCACAGATCAATACAGAGAGCAACAAGCTGCAAAAAGAGAAGCTGAAATTAAAAAGCTACGTGAAACAACGGAAGAGTTTCTCAGAGAGCGAAAAGTAACTTTTGAAGAAAAAACTGAAGTTTTAGAATGGTATTCTAATGTACGTCGAGGATTTATAGAAACTAGCGATTTTGATTATAAATTTAGACTGCAATCATTTGTAGACTCTCACAAATGGAATGATGCCAACCCGAAATGGCGTGGTGAACAACCAGACGCTGAACGATTTACAGACTTTGTTCAAGCACATCTGCTTGCAGGCGGTAAACGTCAATACAGCGATCCACTAATGAACGCAGCAATTAAATCGGTGATTGATGAGGAGCCGAAAGAAGACTTGCAGCGATTGCTCAACAACATGAACCTCAAAACGTTGAGAGAAATAGGAGGCAACAACATCAAACGTGTTTGGGAGTCTCCAAGCATCGAAGAAATTGAAGACTTCATGGATTCAATGGAAACAACACTCACTCAAGGAAAGGGTGGTGGTCGAGCAGCAAGTCGAGAAATGCAAAAAATGCTCGAACTTGAAACGATGAACAGAAAGGGAACCTTCTACGAGCCATCATTTTTCAACAAACTTCTTGGATATGCATCATTAGTTCCAACGACTTTGGCAGAAATACCTGTAAGCTTGCCAGATCACTTAAAACCGATTGTCGAATCGATGGGTCTCCCTTCGTCTACACCAGCCTATGAGGACTTCGAAAAGGGGCTTGGTATACGACCATTAAATTCTACTGTTTACGAAAGAGTGATTGCAAGACGTCGTTCTCTTACAGGTGGTTTTCAGCTTGGTTTCGAAGAAAACAAATTAGCTGAGGGATACCAACGACACGATCCAGAGTTCAATAAATCCTCAGCAGCAGGATTTGTTTTGGATATGTTGAACTTCGAAAAGTATGGCGGCAAAGCTATCGGTAACGCGGCTAGAATAGGGTGGAATACTCCAAGCGCAATTGGTGCAACATTTAAATCAGGAACTCCAGCATCTAGAACCATTCAAGCTCGTAACGAGTTGTTGAAAAACACATCGTTTGATCGGACAACAGATCCTGTTGTATCAATGCACCAGGCTCAAAAAGTTGGGGCACAAGAAGATTTGAACAGCGGTATCAATCCTGTTCGAAAGCACCTCACACCAGATGAACAAGACTTGTTTGATGACGTCCTGACCATGGCTGGTCGAGATCCCCGAGAAGTAAGGGCGGCGTTGGATTTAGCTGCCGGCAACGCCGAGACCATTAAAAATATATCTGAAGGACTCAAGGAGCGTTTGGGCCCGAATGATCTTGTAGTTTTAAGAAATCATCCGGAGTACAAACGACTTCATAACGATGTCTTCAACCTTGTTCGAAAAGGTAAAATCACAGCAGATGACGCAAACAGGTTTCTTGCTATTCTTGAAGATCAAGCAATTAGAATTGCTGAGTTGCCTGACAATCCATATCGGTCTGCAGTGGATGTCATTTCGAATCTAGAAATCGTCACAAATAGACCTGCAGGCACGGGCGCTCGATTTATGGGCAAAGGTCTTGAAGAAGTAGATACGGCACCTAAGGATCCATTCAGTCAGCCATTAAGACGTGACATAAGCATTGACCGTATTCGAGCCATTCTTGATGATGTAGATATTGATGAAAGTGATCCGAAATTTGTAGCCGACCTCAAGAAAAAATTTAACGTCGAGGTATTGGAAGACTTATCCGACACTGACCGAATCGCATTGAAAGAAGAGATTTATCGAGGCAAAATGAGCTTTTCGAAGCCCGCTAAGCCAAAGAAAATTTCAAAACCAAAAATTGTAAAGCTACAGCAACGGTATTCAAGCAAGTCGTATGAGAAAGCGCCTGGACCTTTAACTCGATCAACTCGCAGGACCGCTAAGTATAAAGAACAACCACTTAGACAAAAAACAACTACAGATATTGCTGCAGAAGATTTTCGACGTGCAGATTCGCATACCGATTTGATTGGAAATGAAAACCCAATCATACAAAACAAGAATTGGAACTCATGGTGGGGGGGGATCACAAACGCAAAAGGAAGGTTGCTTGAGCCGCCACTGAAGGTACGTGAATACGCAGATCCTAAAAAAATGGCCTCAGAGTTAGAGCGTCTTACTCCTGATCAAAAACGCAGAGCCGACAGCGGTATTCAGCTTGTCGAACAATTAGGAGCGTTGTACGAAACTGGAAGAGCACAAGCCAACCTTACTGCACAGCTTTTGGGTTGGACAATTCTGAGTCGATCACTGTCCGCGTTCCCTCACGAAAGCGCATTCTTGGATGCATTTTTGAGTGCTCCACCCGCTTCAATTTTCAAATCAAATTTCGGAGATTTCATCAAGAGGGCACTTGATGGTACTTTTGATGAGAAAGCTCTTCTTGAATATGACGTTTGGGTTGGAGGGATTCATCGTCGTCGAGCAGCAGATAAATTGCTTGCAGACGGAGAAATCGACCAAAAGACCTACAATCTGTATGTAGGCAGAGACAAAAAAGTTGTCGATTCGTTGGTTAAGCGTGGGGTGATTGAAAAAGATGACGTGGGCATGTTTTTTGTCAATCCGTTGCCCAACATTAAAAAGAATCGAGTTGCGAATGGAGAAGTCGCAACGGCGATGTCTAATGCTCGCAAATTAGCTGAATCTTTGAGACGACAAGATTTGATTTCTATCGATGAGTTCAGGGCGCTGGTTGGGTTTCAACCGGCTTTGCGAATTGAAGGCACGGGCAATCCTGCGGCAGCTAATCTTCGTGCTTTCGGTAAGAACTTCTTGTTGCAGTCCTCCGAGCGATTGCCTGGCGGAAAACCTTTGATTGGCATGGAAGGTCGCACTTTTGATTTTGGAGGTCAAACAAAACTCGAAGCTTGGCACAACATTTTGTTGGACATGTCTATTAGTGGGCAGGAGGCCCGCAGGTTGTACCACCAAATATATCAAGGCGCAGGAATCGACAACAAGGTGATTTCATTCATGTTGTTAGCTGCGGGTCGCAAAGATGTAATTGTCATTGATAGGATTCAAGCAAATCACTTTTGGGGCGCGGCTGAAAACTTGCTTGGCAGAAAGGTGCTTCGAAAAGATGGAAGTAAGATCGATCTATATGAGGGTTTTTCTGCACCTGACTTCAAGGATTTTTCCTCCAATAGCGTTCAATCATGGGCAAAAAACCCGAGGCCATTCTCAACAACGAGAGGTTTAGCAGACGTATTGAACGGTGCGAGAGGTAGCGTCCTCTATGAGGCAATTGAAAACCTACTCAGCAAAAGTTTGTCTGAAGCTTACAGGCTTGCTGGTCGAGAAGGTGAAGGAAGCCTTGGTCGTTTTCATTGGGAGACTTGGGTGATCAATAGTGGCCAAGAAGTGGGTCACGACACCCTCAACGTCATATTGAAGCAAGCTCAAGGCTTTGATCGTCCTGCTGAGGGGGCGTTTGTTAGTGAAGGCAAGTTTCAAATGCGTCGATATGGCATGCAATATGCCGTATTACCTGACAACCAACAGGCCATGGTGGTTTCCACTCAGGATGGAACGCCGTATATTTTCGTTCCAGAGAGTTGGGCCAAGGTTGTTGACAAATTGACTCGCGATGGTGCGAATGTTAACCCTGCTGATGGAACGCCGAGAGTAGTACCAAAAGGATGGAAGTTAGAAAATGAAAAATTTGCCAACACTCCGTGGTATCACCGAGCGTCTGTTAACCGCGACGCCATCGACATTGCCATCCGATCAAACGGAAGAAGAGCAACTACTGACGAAATTGTGGCACTGGAGAGATTCGCCGGTCGAGCCGGAAGTGGTCGAGTCAAAAGTCCAAGAGTTCGAGAAGCCGGAGTAGATCAAGTACAGTTTCGTGAAATTACTGACTATGATCTATTTGAACGCGCAAAAGACAATAATACCAGAGCTGAAAACCTAGCTCCGAAATCACTTGATGAATACGAAGGCGCTCGTGTTTTCATGATTGAATCGAATGACGCTGGGTTCATGGTCAAAAATGGTGACCTCCAGAACGTCTTCAACAACTCAGGCATCGTCGGTCTTGGGACCGAAATGCTCAAATTGTCCATTGAAAAATATGGAGCCAGAACGCTCGATTGCTACGATGGATTCCTACCCAAATACTACTCGAAAGCAGGCTTCGTAGAAATTGCAAGAGTGCCTTGGGATGACGGTGAAGCGCCAGCAGGATGGAATTATTTTAAGCTCGGTCGACCAGATGTTGTTATGATGGCTTATCAGGGTGGAAATCCTGATTTGATTAGGAGTAATTTTGGAAGATTTAGAGAATATACAAGAACAAACAACCGAACAACAGACTATGGAGCAGCCGAAGAACTCACCCGACGATCAGTCCGAGATAGCGGAGATCCGAGAGGAGTGGAGGCAGTGGGCGCTGAGCCACCACGGAGAGGCGTGGGTGAACAGCCACTTCGAGGCCGAGTGGGAGAGGACAAAACACCTGATTCTGTAGAGCCTACAGTAATCAGACTGATTGATCCTACAAGCGATACAAAGTATCAACGAAAGAAAGGGGTTCCGCTGGGCTACTTCGAGTACGACCAGCGGACTCGTCTAGCGATTATCAACCTCTTTGAAAGAGGAGATCTTGACACTCTTTGGCACGAGAACGGCCACTTCATGGCCACGCTCATGGGCGAGCAGTACAAGAACAACATTTTCAAACATTTCGATTTTGAAATTGATGAAACAGGTTCTCGCAAGCTGACAGACGTCGGTCACGAGCAGTTTGCTGAAGCTTGGAGATATTACAGACGAGTGCGTGATTATCCAGACGGATACTTGCGCCGTTTGTTTGATGAGTTGTGGATTGCTTTGCATAATCTTTGGTCTAAGATTCGTCGCAAACCAGGATTGCTTCCTGATGAAGTTCGAGAGTATTGGGACTTAGAGTTCGGATCATTGCCGCAAGATCGTCGGTCTGTGAACTCTGCTGTTTCAGGAGCAATGTACAAAAAGAAATCTCGTAGCATGACTAAGAGGTTTGACCCCGATGACCTTGATGATGGTGCAGCGGTCAGCAGGGCTCAGTTACGGGTGGCAAAAGATCTTGGATATGACGAAAATACTATTCGTTCTTTGCTCGGAGATCGGCCTACAAACACTGTTCGCTCACAACCTGACTTGCAAGTATCTCCGGGGGAACAACCACGAATACAGCGTGTAGTTGAGCGAACCTTTGAGCCACGATCATATGATGCAGTTGATGCCGGTTTAGAAATTTTTGCTTTGATCAAAAACTCAAAATTCAGAAAAGACTTGTCTGGCAAAAAACTGAGCACTGTTGGGACTGGTCGATACCAAGTACCTACGACGATTCTCAAACAATTGACTGACAACGTCAACACTCGAATGACAGCAGCAATTGGAATGCAGGTAGCTAAGTTTAGAGACAAACTTTTTTATCCAGACAAAACAGGAATCAACGCAATTGGCCGTCGACAAACAATTCCTGAGGGCGTGAACACTCAAGATATTGCTGCGTTTCAAAAAAGATTGAAAGTTCAAAATCCTGAAAGAGATCCACAAACTCATCGTAGTAGTGTTTCATTCTTTGTATTGACCGACCGAGAGCAAGCTGGATTCAAGACACTTATTCAAGAGCTTGCAAGGCAACCTGAAGCTGATTCAATTCCGTTTGGTTTGCTGGACCCAGATGTAAACTTGAAGTTGTTGTCGATCGATGAATACAACTTTATCCACGGAGTGTTGACCGATGTTACGGCAACGCCCCTTCAGAGACGAAACAGAAATCAAGTACACCCTGGGTACCTGCAATCGTTTGCGGCAATACTTGGTGACGCTCAGGTTACTGAAGCGGTTGGCGACATATTCAAAGATATTGGTCGATTCTTTGGTAAAAAACCAAAGCTAGACCGGCAAGATCTTGATCCACAACTTGTGGATATTTTGGAAGGTTTTGGTAGGCGAGCGATTGGCTCTGGGGAAGACCTTGTAAGATATTCAAAAAGCAAAAAGTTTGGTCCTGAAGATGACTTGTACAACTTTTTCGGTGATGTTGTCGACCGTGCTGCTCCCAGAGTCAGTCTTGCGAATTTGACGGGATTACAAAAAATCCATCAACGATTGAGCGGCACTGTTAGAAACATGACTCTTGACGCCGCTGAAAGGGCGAAAAGCGATGTTACTACAGGCGCAAATCGACCAGTAACGTATGACCCAATAGTTACTGGTGGCGGTAAACTGACCATCGAAACAATAAGTCAGGATATTCCCCTTATTCAAGATTTGCTTGATGGTCCTTTTGGAATGACTGCAGCAGAAAGAGAAGCCATCATTGGTATTCGATCTGTGCATGAGCAAATGAAAAGAGGTCGAAGCCCATCCGATTTTACACCAGAAGAACGAACAGTTATCGGTTCTGCAATAGAGATTCTACATTTAGGCATTGATGAAAAATATCAATATGTGAAAAATCAAGCAGAACGAATTTATGAACGAGTGATGGCTGTTGAAGGTGTTGTAGATACAGACTTTAGAAAAGATTATGTATATGACATTTATAGAAACTTCTATTCTGGAAATTTCCTTGAATTGTTCAAAATGGCCGGCAATATCAAGAATGTTCGTCAGGCTCCAAAAACTGCTAGACGAACGTACAATCTTGGATTCTTAAATCGTTTTATTGAATTCAATCTTCCTGCATTAAATAAACTTACAAGAGCACGAACAAAGCGTTTGAAAAAAGAGGGCTTGCTTGATCGAACATTAGGCGGAACCCTGCCAGAGTACGAACAATCCGTCATAGCTCTTATGATTTTGACAAAAATGGATGAGCTTAAGCAGGATCTTGCAAGTGAGCTTGTTCGGTACGGCTTTGTCGCAAATAGGCGTAAGATTGTATCTGATCTCGGACTTCTCTCAGATGTGAGCGTAAGCACTGAGCGGTATCTTGATCGTGTTCAATTTTATGTAAACCGGACTCTTCAATACGGTGACATTACAAAAATTCCTGTTGATGATCTGGGCAAAAGGGCTGGAGAAATCACTTATGCAAAAACAGCAAAAGAGTTCGATGACCTTTACGGCCCAGCAGAAAATCCAAAAACATTCCGTGGCGATGCTGAAATTATCAATCGCTTAGATCTGACTGCTCTTCACGAGGCCGATCAAATCATTGCTCGTTTGGGAATTAAGCCTGGGCGTGGAACCCTTGAGACTGTTGACATTGGCGGCCAACTGTTCTTCATGCCAAAAGTTGCAGTCGAATTTTTGGAAGATCATATTCAGCAAACCTTTCCCAAAACAAGGTTGAAAAAAACATGGGGTCAAAAAGGTAAGGTGGTGCATCGATTGACGGGACGCATCCCAGAACGAACGTTGCCGAAAAAAATTGTTGATATGGCTGCGGAGTCTGCAAGCTCACTTGTAAAAGTAGGTGAGTTTTTGATTTCGCCAAGATCGTTTTACACTGGCCTATTGATTGGTACTGGTGGGCTCCCCATGGTTGGATACGGCATGGGTGTGTTTATTGGTGGTCTCAGTCAGTTACATCTGGGTAAAGGCGCTACTGAAACGATTAAGGCCGCTGCTGCTGCTCCGGCAACATTGGCTGAAGCTTTGCCATTCGTCAGAGATCTTTCAGAGGCCGTCAGAGGGCAGGTGGGCTTTTCAGCGGCAGTGCTTGCTCGAATTCACGGTAGAGGCTCAGCGAAGCCTTTTGCGAAAGCAATCGTTCTTGCCGATGGTCGTATCATTACGGCTGACATGGTTGCAGAAAGTGTTCGTAAACATGGATGGAAAAGCGCATTCGTTGACGTAATTAAGAACCCAGACACATTCGAAAATCTGTACAACCGGTTCAACAAAACCAATCCAACGTTAGCTAATACTGTTGTGTTCGGAGCGGGTGGCGCTCCGTACGGAGTAACGAGCGCAGTATTGTCGGCTGCATTGGGCGCTTCGGTTGGTGAAGCACTCAAGCCAGGAAATATATTTGGTAAGCTCCACAGGAACTATGCAGAGGCGTTTGCTGCAATCGATTCATACTTGAGAATTCGAGTGTTGCTTAGTGAGTTGAATGAGGGCAAAGCACTCGAAGATGCCGCACCTAAAGTTCGTGACATCATGTTGGATTACTCGGCAATGAGTGATGCAGAGCGTGCAATAATTGCAAGATACTTTGCGTTTTGGTCATATTTCTCTCAAGCAAACAAGTTGTTTTTCACTGCTGCAATTGAGAACCCTGATCGAATTGTTACTCAACTTAAATTTGCCTTGAACACCCAGCGAACAATTACACAAGGTAGAGATCCCGACAAATTTTTGCCACCATGGGATCGATACAGGTCAAGCATTCCGTTCAAGATTGATGGGCATTACTTCCGACTGCCGTTTTTGATAACTGGCGATACGTTAGGAATGTTGTCGGAGCTTGCGACTGTACTTGCGCCATTTGAAATGCCGGACGAAGCGAGGAAAAAAGCTTCGCTTGCAATCACTGGACGATTGAGTCCACAGATTGGTTTGGGAATCGCAACAGTTCTTGGGGTCGACCCAGGACTGGGCTTTCCGCTCGACCGTGCAACGCTTCAAGTTCCGGCTGAACTTATTGAAATAGACGCTCTTCTTTTCGGTGGTGCTTTGTGGGACTACTTGGAAATCAAATATGTTCCACCCGATAAGATCAAGATGGTCTTCGATGATCCTGAAAAAGGAAAAGTAAGGATTAATCCCAACAACATAGAAAGCCCCGGTCAAGGAATATGGATTTCGCAGTCTCCAGTAAAATATTATTACCTAATGAATTACTTGCAGACTCCGCTGACTGGCCGCATGGGTGACAACATGTGGGCTTTGAGTCGGGCTAATGCGGGTCCGATCGCAGGATTCGTTGATGGTTTGGAATATGTAAAAGCAACATACAGTCCCGATAAGCCCATCATGGCGAACTTTGGAGTGTTGAATGCACTGTCTGTTATGGGTCTGGATATTCCAGACAAAAACCGGACTCCTAAAGGTGATGATGAAGCTTTGATGCCCGGTGAGACTCCATACCTCCCGCCTTCCGCAGTTGTTGATCCAAACCAACAGTTGGTAACGGCACCGCTCGACCTACTTAAGCAGGCAGCAATTGCCTACGAAGGAGAGGATGGAACGGTTGAGGTATATACAAATAGATTTTTCTGGCCAGAGTTAGGTCGCATTGTTGGTATGACAAGAGTGCCAAATCGCGATGAAGAACGACCTGCTGTTATGGAATATCGTAGACATATGAAACAAGCTCAAGAAAGTGCCCGAGAACAAGAAAAGCAAACTTCTGAAGGTATCGATCTAGACATCATCGGCGAATAATTTAACTGAACACTATTGATGACAACCTTTAGCTTTGTGTTATCATTTACACGATTCCACTTCCCCTTCCCCATATGGAGTATTAAATGTCTCAAATTCCTGAACTGACCGGAGGCCGCGCCCTCGAACACGGTATTGCAATGATGGTTGACCACGGTCGCGGTGGTGGATCGAAGATGCATGTCGGCGGACAAGCTAACGCCCAAGTTGCTGCTGGAACCTCGCATGAAAACACGATAACTGAAGGATCATTGTCTCAGTATGCTATTCCAGCCAATACGCTTGTGGCTGGATCTACTATTCGATTCTATGCTGCAGGCGTAGTCGAAGACAACAACAGCACCGATACCTTGACGACGGCTGTTCGATTTGGAACAAGCACTACAGTTACAAGTAACACTGCAGTTTTTTCTTCTGCTGCCGTAGACGTCGCAGATGACGATATTTACTGCTGGCAAGGTATTATTCAGATTCGCACTGCCGGGTCAAGCGGAACTGCTGTTGCCATGGTTAGTTATCAAGACCCAGACGCAACCGGAACTGCTCCTAAGTGGAACTATAAGTCAAGTTTTGCTGTTGATACAACATCCAAGTTGTATTTGGACATTACTGGAGACTGGAGTGTCGCTCACGAAGATAACGAGGCCAACTCGGAAATCTTCGTTGTAGACATTGTCAACCCGTCTACCTGATTCTAAACCCCTGACTTAGGAGGCTCCCATGCAGGGGTTTGTGGTCAACGATGCTGACGTAGCGTCTATTGGAACTAACTACGTAGCAGGCAAGAGAATATTACTGCACGAAGACTCAACGGCAGACGCTTTATCTAAGGCGCTGCCACAGTCTTGCTATATTTCACATCTAGATCTTCAGCTTGATGAAACAGGTTCTACTGCGACAAAGGTTTCGGCTTTTTTGGCTTGGGATACAGATGGCGATGATCCGATGACTGGCGAGTCAGAAGGAAACGTACTGTGGTCTGGTATGACCGACACAAGTTTGCGGAACACTTCTATTGCTCTCGATGTTTTTGTAACTGCACCTACTGGTCAAACTACCGCTGGTAAATGTTATTTGTGGATTAAAGTTGATGCTGGAGCAGTAACTCTTAAAAAAGCCAGATTGCACTGGGCGACTCGACCAACAATATAACGGGAGCGCAACATGGGTGATTTTTACAATCGTGATGGCGGTGCGCTAACGACAACAACGATCACAGCCACAACTATCACGGCTGATGATCTTGAAATCGATAGCGGAACATTATCTATTGATGAGACAAACAACCGTGTTGGCGTTGGCCTCACCACTCCAAAAACTGCACTTACTGTAGAGGGTCCAGTAACTCTCAAAGAGCAGGCCAGTGCTGATGGAGACACCGCAGCGTATGGTCAAGTGTGGGTGAAGACCGCGACACCTAACGAGCTTTACTTCACCACGGATGCTGGTGATGACATCCAAATTACATCAGGGACATCGGTTGCCGGTGCCTCTGGTGCAGTGTCGATGGCCAACGGTTCAAACAATCGTATCACTACAGCAACAGGCGCTTCGGCCCTAAACGGTGAAGCCAACCTGACATTCGATGGTACGACGCTCCTGGTTGATTCTGATGTAACGGCAACAACAAACCACACGACTGTTGGTGCCCACATTGATTACGATGCCACGGGAATCATTGCTTCTGGTCAAACCGGGAACAACGTCGGTCTTGACGTAGACATCAACTCAGACAGCCCCACGATGGTGGGTACAGTTGTCAACACCGGCCTCGACATTGACCTGACGGGTGGGACATCTGGTGCTCAGACCAACATAGGTGTTGATGTCAACGTAACTGGGGCCGATACAAACTATGCTGCAGTATTCAATGGCGGCAACGTTGGTATTGGTACGTCTACGCCATCAACAGCATTGCAAATCGCGGCGGCAGATGCCTACATAACGCTGAAAAACACTACGGCTGAAAACGGCGAAGGTGGCGCTGAGACACGCGTTTCATTCGTTGACCACTCTGACACTGCTCTTGCTCTTATCGAGGGTAGCCACAGTGGAACGGCTGACGACACCAAGGGTAAACTCAACCTGTTTACAAACACGGGCAGCGGTGTTGTTCCGGCTTTGACCATCGACGATACGCAGTTGTCGACTTTTGCTGGTGACCTTATCGTAAGTGGTGGAGACGCCACATTAGGCACCGCTGGGAACACAACAGCTACAACGATTTCTACAATCACCAACACTGGAACGACTGTAGGAAAATCCCTGACTATTGCAGCAGGTTCTACCACTACGGGAGCGAACAACCTAAATGGTGGTGACCTGATTCTTAAATCCGGTGACGGGGATGGCAACGGTACTTCTTCAATGCAGTTTCATACCAAAGTAAGTGGTACCGATGCTGCTGCAGAACGCATGCGGATTAACACGAATGGTAATGTCGTCATCAATGGATCAACGGCTCACGCTGCATCACTCGCTCTCGATGGAGCAACTGCTGCGGTGGCGTTGAAAGAAATGTCTAACGCACCAGCCGACACGGCAGCGTTTGGACAGCTTTGGGTAAAGACTGCAACACCCAACCAATTGTATTTTACGACGGATGCAGGTGACGACATTCAGCTTACATCAGGAACATCCACTGCAGGCGGCGGTGGGTCTGTTACAGCAAATGATGCCAGTTTGATTCTGGCTACACGAGTATTTTCATAGGGATATAGAATGGCTACTTTTTCTCGCGCTTGCTTGTCTCCGGGTGGAACTGAAGGTGATGGTATTGGTATTGTTGTCAACGGTACAACAGAAACCGACATCCACGAATGCAACACCACAACGACTACGATCTACCACGAGGTTCATTTGTGGGCGACAAACATTGGGACGAGTGCCCATACGTTGAAGCTTCTCGTGGGTGGTGCTGACGATGCTGCTGCTGCAGTTGCTCAACAGAAAAACTATATCATTCAGCCAGACGAGACTCTCTACGTATCTCCCGGCTTTACGCTTCGTGGTGCTTCAACCAATGTTGAGATTCAGGCTGTGTTGGCATCAAACGACAATAACGAAGTTATTATTCACGGCTACGTAAACGTCATTGACCAGAGTTAAAAATGGGTAGTCGGAGTTTAGTACCAGGAAACTTTAGTCATACCAGTGTCGGCAGATCAAAACATGCCCGCACTGGATGGCAGCGTTTCCGAATGCTTGACTCTGATTGCACTATTGAAGACCCCCAGTCAGTAGCGGGCACGGTAACCGAGAACGCAACGACAACATCATTTACGTTTGCATCGCACACTGCGACGGCAGATAAGTCTCCGATTATGGGGTACGTGTCTGTAAAACCTTTAAGGGATTCAGAAGGTCGTATTCTGACATTCAGTGATTGTTTTTCTCTCAGGCTTCGTATTGAGCTAATCAGCATCAGCGGAGATCACACTTCGTCTACATCTGGCACTACAAAAAGCAAACCCCAGGTGTTGTTTGGGGTTTGTGCAAATGCTTCGGACATTGATGCTGATGACAATAAACATTTGTCTTTTGGATGGCGATGCAAAGCCGACAGTCATCAAAGTGAAACCATCGACAAGACTCCAGTGCTTCTAAAATGCAGTCTCCAAACTGACGGAACAGGTCAGGTTGTTTCGAATGTTACTAGCGGGATTAGTGACGGGACAAAGATCCTTGAATCGGAGATTTCAATTGGGCCAGATCTGGACGCAGCAAGCAACAGCAGCATGGTTAACCAGGTATACGGAGATTCTAGCGAAGATTTTGACAAGGCCAGTGGTGGAGCCCTTGCTCTTCAAGATACGACGCTAAATGTAAACCAAGGTAACTGGGGAACAGGGCCGGTTCATCTGTTTTTTGCCGTTGGAGATTGCAACGCAACAAGCGGCGCAAATACAGCATGCACTTTCGTTTATCGGGCTTCGTATATGGTTGAGGCATCAACATTTGAAAACGGTGGGTTTGGTACAAGTTAATGAGTAGACGTCCAGGAAATTTTTCGCATCAGTTTGTGGGTCGGAGAAAAAAAGTTGTTTCTGGCTGGCGTGATTTTGATCCGTTTCACCCGCACGCGACAAACAATGGTTTTCCAAACAGTCAATTGGCTTCACTTACTGTCAATTCATCTAGACAACTGGTGGCAACGTTTAACGATGCAATCGCAACGGCTGGTAGCACCTTGGCGGGCAGTGACGTATACGCCATACCACTAACGAACAAAGACGGAACCCGAGTAACGTTTGCGGATTCGTTTATACTCAAAACCCAAGTTGAGATCATCAGCGCATCGGGTGACATTAAAAACACCACTAACTATGCGCAGCCGTTTGTGGCCCTGGGTATTGGTCAGCACGCCGACGCAGACGACAGCACGAACCACTACGCGGCATATGGGATCTGGCTTTGGGATCGGGACGGCAGCAACAACATAAAGATGGCAGGCTGTGGGTTCCGCACAACGAACGTAGACACGCACAACGCAGTACAAGACTTCGACACCGGAGCGATCACTGACTTCAAAGGCAACCCACCGACTGGTCAGGTCATTACCGATTACTATCTTGGTCCGGGTCTGGGGTCTGCATTTACCGATACAAACGTGGTGAACTTGGCTAACTGGATCGGCGAAAACCAAACCGGTAGCTATACGAAACGGTCGGTGCCTGGTTTTGACCTATCAAACGCTAACGGCCAATTCGACGTTGATACACAGGTATACCTGTACGCCGTCTTCGGGGTGAAGGCGGCGATCGATGGTTCAGAGGATCAAGCTTCAGTAACGTGTCGTTTGCGGTACATGGTAAACTCTAATGACGGCAAAGATGGGACGGCAACAGCATGACACAAGATGATTGCAATAATTCTATGTCCAATGTTTCATTGAACTCGCAAACTACTCAAATCGTATCTGATTCAAGTAACCAAAGTTACGATCAAATATACCTAAAAGGTGAAATTGAGCAGACCATTTGGGATGCTGCCCTGGCATCTGCTGATGACGCCCTTGTGCTAGTACAATGGTTAGAATCTAAGAGAGGTTGACATGCAAGCTTTTATCGACAAACTTTTTTGTTCTCAAAAACGAGTATCTTGGCGGCGACTGGCCGTGCTCATTCTCGGAACCGGACTGTTGGCAACTGGTCTACTTGATTCTGAGCAGTGGCTGTATCTTAGTCTTGCTTATATCGCTGGTGATTCTGCCGAAAAGGCAATGAGTGCAATTTCTAAGAAGTAGTAGATGGCTTTTGTAACGACAAAATTTGACGATGCGACGTCATTCAAAGTTGCTTATCACTCGCAAATAACCAATGCGGTGACTAGCAATTTGACTGGCGGTGCTGGATCTTTGTACTCAATTAAAATTGAAAACTCTAATGATGCAGCGGTGTATATAAAAATTGCCAATGCATTCACGGCCACGTCTGGATCAACAGCACCGGATTGGATTTTTTCTTGTCCTGCTGCATCTACATACACATATGAAATACCGAATGGCGTTGCTTTTAAGGCATTGTCAGTTTGGGCGAATGAAAATGCTGTTGAAACCGACAATACTACGCCCAGTGTTAGTGGTAACGAAACTGTCCAAGTGACGATTGTGACGGGTTCATAATGGCAAACACGAAAACAATTCTTGGTAACCTGGCCCCTAAACTTGTAGTTGATGAGGACGCAGACACTACTGCTGCGTCTGATGTTACAGGAACTACTGGTTCTGCCTATGTAATTGAAATAGACGCAACGGCTGGAACACCCACAACTGCAGAGCCTGCTTGCTACGTCAAAATTATTGATGCAGATTCAAGTGTTGTTGGTGGAGGGGGTAGCAGTTCTGTTCCAGAGCTTGTTCTTTACGCTCCGATTGGTCAGGTCACAACATACGTTATTAGCAGTGGTTGGGCTTTTTCGAGTGGTCTTAGTTTTTGGGCAGTAACAACTGCTGCTGTAGCTGGAGACACTTCTCCGACATCTGATGTTAAAGTAACAATCCTAACAACATAGGTTTAAAAATGATTGATGAAAAAGTAACCTGGGCAGCAACAGAACTGAACTCTAAGTTTGGCAACCATAAGCAAGCTGGCAAAGTTTTGCTGTGCGTTATTGCAGATCTGATGGCTGAACTTGAAGCAGCAAAAGCTCCCGCCAAAAAAGCTCCCGCCAAAAAGACTCCAGCCAAAAAGGCTACCGCCAAAAAGGCTCCTGCGAAAAAATCAACAAAACGAAAAACCACAACCAAAAAATGATTACTATCATCATTCCGATTGCCACATGTTGATTTGAAAATCTATTTAGAAGCTGACCTGTTGTGGCTTTCGGATTGTTTATGAGATTGGAATGATAAAAATGGACCCTATTTCTTGGACCGCAATAGCCGTTTTGGCTTCATTAGGCGTTGGTTTTGGTGCAGGCTGGGGCATGAAGCCAGACGCGGGCACAAAAGCTATTGAAGCCCAAACTGAGGCCATTAAAGAACTGAATACTGGCAACCAGGCGCTCGTCGATAAAGTGCAGGAGGTTGCGGTGGAAGAGGCTAAACGTGAAACTGTGATTGCGGATAAGCTCACAGATATGC